GCTCAAGACCACCCGAAAGGCGCGTCCGCGTGGGTCGGCCCGTCTCCCCCCCGGGTCCAGCCGGACCCCCCCCCCACCGCCCCGCCCCCCCGCCGCTACAGCAGGCACCGTCCAGGCCGGAGTCGTTCGAGGGCTGGGAGCTAACCGGGGAAAATGCAGCCGACTATCGCGGATGCTTTTTACCCGAGGAGGGGGACCTGTGGTTCGCGGCAGACTACTCGCAGCAGGAGTATCGGCACATCGTGGCCGACGCCGAGCGCGAGGGACTGCCGAGGGCGGAGTCCGCCGGCGACATGTATCGGCAGGACCCGACCACCGACTTCCACAACGTGGTGGTGTCACTGACGGGTCTGCCGCGTCGTCATGCCAAGGACTGCAACTTCGCGAAGGCGTTTGGGGCGGGCGTGCCCAAGTTCGCGACCATGATCGGAAAGCCGGTGGAGGAGGCGGCGCAGATCATGGGGACCTATGACTCGCAGCTACCGTTCGTTCGCAAGCTGGGCGAGCTGTGCGACGGACTGGCGCAGGCGCGAGGCTACATCAAGCTGTTCGACGGCTCGCGGTGCCACTTCGACCAGTGGGAGGCGGCGTGCTCGAAGAACGAGCGCAGCCGGGGCTACGACGAGGGGTTCCGCATGGCGGCGTGCGACAGGGACGAGGCGCTGGCGCGGCAGAAGATAGCGCGGCACCCGTGGGCGGGCGTGCGACTGAAGCGGGCCTACACGCACAAGGCGATGAACCGACGGATACAGGGCAACGCGGCGCGGCAGACGAAGCTGGCGATGGTGATGTGCGGCGAGGAGGGCATCGTGCCTCTGCTCCAGATGCACGACGAGCTGGACTTCTCGCTGCACGATCCCAGGGTGGGTGAGCGCGTCTCTGAGATCATGCGCACTGCGTACAGGTGCAGCGTGCCGTTTCTGGTGGACGCCGAGTGGGGCGGCACGTGGGGCAGTGCCAAGTACGACCACGCCACCGCAGCGGCGGCGCTGCGGGCTGGCAAGGCAGGGTCAGCGGTGCGCCCGGCCAAGGGGCCAGCACCCAAGGCCCCCCGGCGAGCCAAGGGGGCCGGGTGACCTCCTGACGGGCGGTATTTAGATACCTTCCAAGATGGCTGTGGGCGGCGTCGCTTTTCAGTGGCACCTCGGGACGGGCCGTGCTAGAACTTGGCCACGGGTGGCCACGTGGCTGCCCGGCGCAACGCGGTAGACGCACCTACATGTGCCGCCCCGGTACTACAGGCCGGGGCCTTCGACCGCAGCGAAACTCGATTGCATGGTGCCTCATGGGCCGCATGCCTAGTTGCCCCGAGCACCATTGCCGGGGCTGCCAAGGCAGGGCATGCAACGCGGGGCCGCTGTATGGGGTTAAGCACCGGGGCGGGCTGGTTTGCCAACAGAGCGGTTGTCCGGGTTCATTTACCGGGGCAGCACGTCACTGTTGGCTGTGGCACGAGAGTGCTGCACCGGGGCGGCTGGGGGTGCAAACCTTGGCGAGCAATAGCAAACGCAAGTTAATGCGGCGTGCGCGGGCAACCGTGCGCGCCGCATTGCCGTGCGCTTTTGCACGAGACCGTAACCCATTTAGAGGAAGGACACTGCACATGTCACGGCAAGCAATCTTGGTCCTGCGCAAGTACGAGCTGAACCAGTATCGCAACGGAGGGAAGAAGTGATGAGTAAGACTGACAATCAGACCGCGTTCGACGCGGCCAAGCACGGATGGGCATTTGCCAACGCCAATGGGCTGGCGGCACGCGTCAGGGAGTGCGAGGAGATTGCCAAACGACTGTCGGTGCACGACGTGCGCCACGGTGCACTGGCACTGATGAAGAAGACGCTGCAACGATTGCGGCGAGAGGAGGCCAAATGTGGATAATGCTCAACGACGCGTTTCTGTCGATCGTGCACAAGGACTGCGGTCCAGGTGAGCTGCTGGTGAGAGCGAGGAGGCCGGGGGACATCGAGAAGGTGTTCGGCCGCAAGACCAAGGTGGTGCGCGCGACGGACGCGGACTACCTGTATCGCGCAGTGGTCAAGAGGGATGACGTGGAAGAGGCCATGGAGCGCGAGATTGGTCGCGTGGACTACGGCAACTTCAAGTCGTCAGTCCACGACAAGGATCTGCACGACGCCTACCTCCGGGTCTGGACGGCGATGGCCAGCCTCCAGAACCCGCGACCGTACTCGGAGCCCTACGTGGCCAAGGGCAACAAGAAGGGAGCGAAGAGATGATGCAGCACATGTGCGAGAGCTGTCGTCGCAGGACGGAGCTGTACTACATTCGATGCGTGGACGAGTACCGCTGCGAGGATTGCGCGGAGAACGCAGTAGAAACAGTCAGGGAGGAAGAGGAGGAAGACGATTGAGTCCATCGACACTGCCCCGTCATGCGCGGGGCAGCACGATGCACTCAGCATCCGGGCGGCAATTGTGCCGCCTGACATTGGAGCACATGACAATGTCAACGACTGCAAAGAAGACCGCGACCGTCGCGAGGCCGATCGACATCACCGCGAAGATCTCGGTGATCAAGGCGGAGAACCCCTTCCGCGAGGGGACCGCCGTCCACAAGCGAGCGAGCGCGGTACTGAGCGCCAAGGGCAAGCCGGTGGAATACGCGCTGAAGCACGGCGCTCGCAAGTCCACCGTTCGCTACTTGGCCAAGGCGAAGGTCATTCGCCTCATCACCAAGTAGTGCCCATGAGAGTGGCGCAGCGACACTCTCACAGTAAATGCGTACTCTAGCCGTCGCAGGAAAACTGCGACGGTTCTTTTTCATGCACAGGAGAGATCGAGTGACAGATAGCAAGATAGTGGCGGGCGCTGGCGGCACGACGTTCGCCGGACCCGATGCAGTGGCGCTGTTTCAGGCGGCTGCGCTGAAGACCGGCATACGGCTGCTCTCCAAGGGCATATGCCCGCGACGCGGCTGGACCATGACCAAGGCGCTCAGGAGCGCCACGGTCTACACCGGCCAGACCTACAGGCGCACCGAGCACGAGCGCGCGTGCTGCGACCTGAAGGTGTGGATAGAGACCATGAGGAGCGCGCTGCCGGTGGAGCACGGGTCATGAGTCTCCACCAGACAAGGCCCTGCCCATGCGGCAGCGGCAAGCCGAGCGCGTGGCAGCACGACGCGAGAAGGATACCGCTGTGTCGCACGTGCGAGACGTGCCACCAGCGGAGGATGGCGGGCTACCGTCAGGACGTGCTGACGGACCCGGACTACTGGCACGATGAACCCATAGACGAGGAATAGGAGAGATGAGTCTCAACTGGAGGTGGAAAACTGCGATCATCGCGTTCATGGTCTACGTGACGATCGCACGATACTGCTCATTCAAGCTGGCAATCGGGCTGGCGACCGCCGCGTGCGGATGTAACTAGGAGGACGAACATGACGCTGCACAGTGAGTCACCGTTGGTGACGAAGATACGAAAGTTGATGGCGAAGGCAAACGACAAGTCAGTGACGGAGGCCGAGGCGGCGCTGTTCGCCGCAAAGGTCCAGGAGTTGCTGGTCGCAAATGGCCTGTCGATGGGGGAGATTGGCGAGGAGAAGCTGGATCAGGGTGGCGTGGAGGACCAGACGCACGCCGACAGATGGTCGAGCCCGGCGCGCAAGATCCTGCTTCGCGCCGTGTGCCGCTACTACATGTGCGAGGTGCTCGTGTACACTAGGCTGAAGCAGGTCAAGATCATCGGAAGACCGCACAACGTGGTCGTGTCCATGGACATGGCGGACTATCTGATCAAGACCGTAGTCCGCCTCTCCAATCAGTACGGCAGGGAGAACGTCGGCGCCAACGTGATCGACTTCCGACGCGGGTGCATGGCGCGACTGGCGGAGCGACTGATAGCCGAATTGCACAAGGCCAAGGAGGCGGCAAAGCCGGAGTACAAGACCACCGGCAACCCCGGCAATCTTCCCGCACTGTTTCAGAGCGAGGAGCGGCAGGTGCACGAGTATGTTCGCTCGAAATTCAGCGTGCGCTACACCAAGGGCAAGGGGCTAAAGCAGGGCAGCGACGCGGCGCGTGGCCGCGCGGCTGCCGATGGAATATCTCTCCATCGGCAGATGGGTGGGAGTGCTGGACGACTGGCAATAGGAAAGGATTGACGATGTTCACGCATGAGTATGAATATGCCGGATTTCACTACACCATCGTCGTCGATGGCGACAAAGTCACAGTGATACCTGCTGCGGGACAACATCCCGCAGCATCGAAGGAGAAGCACGTTCGAGCGGCGCTCGAGTGCTTCTTCGAAGAGGCTGGGAGAAAGCGTCAATGACCAAGGGCATGATGACCAAGACCGACTGGACGCACATTCCGGCGCGCGGTGGCATGGGTGCGGAGGAGCAGTGGCTCCTTCGCTCGAACATTGCCACCGTGTGCGCGCTGAAGCGCAGGCTGGATGACTGGGAGGCGTCGATGCTGCAACTTGACGGCATCAGCGCTGCGACACTGTGGCTCTCGGGCCAGTTCACGCTTCTCGAGGCCAAGGGCTACTGCGAGACGGAGATGAGGAGGATGGGATGGCAACTGTGAAGAAGAAACCTGCGGTCGAGGCGAAGGTGCCGTCTGAGGGACGCGTGTCCCTCGAGTGGTCGGACGCGCACCATCCAGGCATCGAGTGGCTCTCGACGACGATCCCGGAGGGCGAGCGCTCCCCGGCACGCATCAAGATATCGTCGCGCAACAGCGACGGCAGCTACAGCTACTTCTGCTATCGCGACGCGCACGCCGTGCGCGTGGTGCACGATCTCAAGGCCGCCATGGCGGCGTGCGAGGTCGGCAGGGCTGGCAAGATCTCGGCGAGCGTGCTGAACTACGTGACCGAGCACCCCGGCGAGCTCCCCCCGTTCCTCGCCCTGACCGACGCGGAGCGGCGTGCCATAAGGGGCCAGTACCCCTACGCCGCGCCCAAGCCTGCCCTGATGGCACGGGCGGCAGAGCCGGGGGTGCCAAGGGCGGCGGGTGGCGGCATGGCCAAGGCAGGCGGAGCAGGGACGGTCAGCGGTGCGCCCAAGGCGGCGCGGGCGGCACCGGCAGCGGTGCCAGCAGGCACGCTTGAGCGGCTGCGGGACGGCAACCCAAAGCGGCCCGGCACCGGGGCCTACAAACGGTGGCAGGCGCTGTTCGAGGCGTGCGAGCGCGGCGACAGCGTGGCCGAGTACGAGAAGGCCGGGCACAACATGGAGACGCTCGCGAACGCGATCAGCAAGAAGTACGTGCGGGTGAAGGAGGCGTGAATGTTCAAGGTGCAGCGCAAGTCGTGCTCGACGTGCATCTATCGCAAGGACTCACCGCTGGATCTCGAGAAACTGGAATCGGAGATAGCCGACGAGCATGGTGGCTTTCGGGGCCATCGCATATGTCACCACGGCGGCAACGCATGTTGTCGCGGCTTCTGGAATAGACACCGCGACGAGTTTCAAGCTGGGCAGATTGCGCAGCGACTAGGTCTTGTTGAATTCGTGGATGATAGAGAGGAAGAGAAGAAATGGTCAGCATAGCGCAGACGGCGAAGAAGTATCGGGGCCGCAAGGCCGAGACGTACGACGAGGTGAGGCAGAAGCAGGAGCGGTGGAGGATCGAGAACGAGACGGTGGAGCGGATGCTGCGTGTGCTGCGTCCGAGGTCGGTGCTCGACGTGCCGGTTGGCACGGGGCGGTTTCTCGATCTGTATCACGAGCTGAACGTGCGATCGGTCAAGGGCATCGACGTGAGCGGGGAGATGCTGGCGCTGGCGGCGCGCAAGATCAAGCCGGGCAGCCGCGTGGTGCTGCACCTCGGGCACGCCGAGGACACCGGGATGCAGGACGCCACGTTCGACGCGGTGGTGTGCGTGCGGTTCCTTGACCTGATCGACGAGGATGCGATGCGCGCGGTGGTGCGGGAGATCTGTCGCGTGGCGAGGGTGGCCGTGATCCTGACCATTCGGTTCGGATCCAAGTACGTGCCCAAGGCCAACACGGCGGAGCACGATCGGCGGCGGTTCATGGCGCTGATCAAGGGGCTGGGCTGGAAGGTGGACCACGTGGTGCCCTTCCGCGACGCGGGCTGGGAAATACTCAAGCTGACGAGGAGGGAGTGATGGCGATGAAGGACCTGGGACTGAGCTACGAGGAGGCGCTGCACGGCGTGCAGTCAGCGGTCAAGTACGAGCTGGAGAACGGTGGACTCGACGCCGAGTTCGCCAAGCACCTGCGCGTCGGCATCGACGCGAGGGCGTCGGACGCGCGCGGACTGGTCGAGCTGCTGATCGCAAAGGGCGTGTTCACCGGCGAGGAGTACGTGGAGTACGTGCGACTGGCCATGAACGAGGAGCTGGTGCGCTATACCAGTCACGTGCGGAAGCGATACGGCCTTCCGGACAACGTGGAGTTCAGGTGATGGCAGTACAGTGGACGGTGAGGGTGTGCAGCGCGAACGGCGACAAGTTCAGTATGGTCGTGTTCGCGCTGACTCGGGAGGAGGCCAAGGACGAGGGACTGCGCGTCGGCGTGCAGTTTACACGGTGCAACTGCACCGTGGAGCACATCGCGTGCAGCGGCGCGCACCCGAAGCCGTTCGCCAAGACGGCGCGCGGCAAACAGCGCCGCGAGGAGCGCAGGTTCAGGGGGAGACAGACGGCGTGAGTAGGGCCAAGCGCAGAGAGTACTGGAAGCGAGTGACAACGGTGAAGAGGAGGACTGGCAATGATGCAGGATCGCAGGCAACAGGACTTCGCGGGAGAGAGGGAGGCGTCGGTGCTGCTGATGAAGCAGAACTGGCGCGACGGGCTGATCGGCGACGCGACACTGCTGCGGAGCCTGATGATACTGGACTACAGTGACTGCGACGCTCGCACCGAGCTGTCGCTATTGAAGATGGAGGACTTGAGTCATGAGCATTAAAACCATCGTGATGCCGATGCCGGAGCCCAACCCACCGGACAAGGAGACATATCTCGGCGACGGTCTCTATGCCAGCTTCGACGGCTGGCAGATCCAGCTTCGCGCGCCGCGCCCGGATGGCGATCACCTGATCTATCTGGAGCCCGCCGTCATCGTCGCTCTCGCGGCATTCATGAGGAGTGTCTCGGGACCCAGATGAGTTCAACCTTCAGCGCACAGTCCACGGCGGCTGTGCGCTGCGGGGTGCACTTGGGCACCGCAATGATGTGGGAATTACAACATGGCTAAGAAGACTATTGAGCAATTGCAGGAGGAACACTCCGAGATGCTGGCAACAGCGGGCGATCTTGGGATGGATGTATCGGACGATCTGAAGATCGACTTCGATACCGCCGAGGTCGGCGCGACCGTCGTCAAGAGCCTCGACTCTCTGATCCGGAAGTTCCGGGCAGGGCTGGACGGTGCCGGGGGCGACGAGAATTCACTTGCAACTAACTCCGAGCAAGAGCAAGATGTACCCGCGAAGAGTAAGTCCAAGAAACCCAAGGCCAAGACCGCACCGAAGCCGGTCGAGGCCGCAGCAGCAGAAGAGGAGCCACCCGTGGCAAAGACAGCGAAGAAGAGCACTGCCAAGAAGGCAGTCAAGAAGAATGCCAAGAAGAATGCCAAGAAGACGGCGAAGAAGAGCGCCGCCAAGAAGGAGCCGAGCGAGTCGCGCGGCTTCGACCCCGACGCGAAGATCTCGTGGGGCACCAAGCCGAACCCTGCCCGCGAGGACAGCGGGCGACACGGGAGGATCGAGGCCGTGCGCAAGGCCAACGGCAAGACGGTGAAGACCTACCTCGCCGCCAAGGGCAACCCGACCACACTGAAGAACTGCGTGAAGGCGGGGCTGTGCCGAGTGGCGTGAACGAGTTTTAAGTCAACAGGGGGCCGCACGGTGCGGCCCCTTTTTCTTGAGCCGGAGGGAGGTATTTGAAGTGACGATATTCAAGTCTGGAAAAACACAGAGACGCAATGCGTCGCGCGGCGGCGTTCTCATGCATCGCGTCAAGCCATCTCGAACGAGGGAGGAGGCCGAGGCAGCAGCCAAGGAAGCCAAGAGATTGAGGGTCGAGAATGATTCGGTGATGATGGCGGTGCCGGAACCGGAAGGTGGGGTACTCGACGACAGCGAGCCGTTCAACATTGCGGCACCGGGCAAGTGGGCGGCGTCACTGACCGACATCTACGAACGCCTGCTGGCGGGAAGGCTGGACGAATCCACCGTCGGGTGGCTGAGGGAGAAGCTGCACGAGTGGGGCTACGAGGACTTTGCGGAGGTGAACCGTCTCTCGAAGACCAAGCGGATGAAGCTGTGCGACAAGATGGTGCGCGCCGCGAGACGTGATATGAACGCGCGGCTGGAGCTGCTCAAGAGCAGCATGGATCAGACCATGCCGGGCGCGTTCCTCGATCCGTTCGATGCGCGCGCTGGCGTGCGCGGTGGACTGCCGAGCCGGTTCTTCGCGCCGCTCGTCAACGACGACGTGACCGGCTCCGACGAGCGGGCGCAGCTTGCACCTGCGACTGCGGGAGTGGGCCGCTGGACCGTTGGTGCTGGAGCATCCGCAGTCCTCGTCATATCACCACATGCTGGAGTACGACGCGCAGGTCGGCGGCGAGTTCGTGCACGGCACGGTGCATCCACAACTGTTCGTGGTCGAGCGAGACTGGGCGCGGGCGTTCGCCGGATACGAGCTGACCGATGGCGAGTGTCCGCTGCCATTTTCAAATTGTTGCTTTGAGTTCAGGATCAGCGGCGTGCGCGTGATGACGTTCTACACCGAGGAGCGCACCATGTTCTGCGTCTACGGCAAGGATGGGATCTGGGTGTGCGACGACTTCTACTACGACGCGGACAGCGGCAGAGGCAGTGTCATTGATCCGCGAGTCGACCATCACGAGTTCCCGTGCGTGGCGGCACTGGT